CTTTAGCTAATATAAATAAGCTTGACGCCAAAAGAATAGCTTTTGTGCCGCCACCAAATTTATCAAATGCAGCATTCATTAAAGCTAAAGCACCAACCATAGCATATAAAGCCGCGCAAAGCGCAAACATCGCTATTCCTGCGTCATTGAGATTACCAGTAGATAATTCAAGAATGGCATCAGAAACAACATTAAGAGCTTTGGCCATAATGTATAAAGATATAGCGCTTTTAAGCGCACTGCCTTTATCTTTTGTGCCGCTAAGTAATGCTGCCAATCCGCCCATCGAAATTAAGAATATTTCAATCGCGCCAACCGCCTGCCATACCGCAGCAGGATCAATAGCAAATTGATTAGCTAGATCTGCTATTGGCTGAGCTAATAACTTAACTGCTAACGCCATCGCAAGAAGTCCGCCAAGACCTTTAACCATCTTATCTGGCTTTTCTTTACTTAGCCATTTCGAAATGATAGCTAAACTCCATAAAGTTGCCTCAATAACACCTGCAGCCAAGAGAATTTCTTCTTGACTTGCAGTACCAGCAAGATCCTTTATTGCTGACGCCAAGATCTTAACCGCAACGGCCATGGAGACTAGGCTTCTTATACCTTTCGTCATGGCTCTATGCTTTGTGACTTGGCCCGACCAAAGAGCTTTCAGACCAGTAGTTCTTGTATCTTGACCGCTTAGCATTCTTGCTATTAAAGCCAACGAGAAAAGCAATCCTTCGACAACCATAAACGAACGGCCAAGTGCTTGTTCATCAATTTTACTTAACGATTTTAGTGCGAATGCAATAATGGCGACAGATATAGCCATTTCAAGAAAAGCTACGCCAATAGCTCTCATATCGTCTACGGCTCTATCCCATATCTTTCTCGCAGTTTTAATTTTGCTTAAACTCTTTGCGGCAACAACCAATCCGCCAAGTATGACTCCGAATTCGGCCAATGGCTTAACATTATCTTTAATGCTGTCGCCATTTATCTTACTAAGAACATATAAAGCTCCAGCCACAACGAGAATAGCTAAACCAATTTCGACAAGTGTCGCTGCCATAAGTACCTCTTGCCATTTCTTCAAGGCAATTCGTACTTCGTCTAAAACGCCACCAATCTTGCCAAACATTCCAGAGATAGAATCGATTACTTTTTTAATTGATTTAGTAAAACTACTAACAGATTTAGCTGAATCAGTAATGGCATTGCTTATAGCCTCAAGCATTTCAGCAGGTTTCATCAGCATATTAACCATTCGAACAGCCAGGACTATAATTCCTGCAGTTTTAAAACTGTCCATAATCTGCTTAAGCTTTTCGCCATCGCCAATAACCTCAAGAATTTTATCAATGAGCCGCCCAAATACATGATTAATAGCCCCGACAATTTTAGTAAGACCTTCATCGATCTTCTCGACCATAGCCGCAATAAATGAGAAAGCATTACCTATTCCCGTAAGAATAGCTGGAGCCCACTTTTGGACATTGAGAGCATTAAAGAATTTAGCCATGCCGTTAACTATATCGTCTATGACTTTGTTAAGCGTTTTGCTCTTTGCCGTATAGTCAGCCATCTTTACAGTAAATTGTGCAAATTGTTTAACGATGTCTTTAACAATCGGCCCAAAAGGTTTAAGATGCCCAAGAAGAGCAATAAAGATACGACCAAAGCTCTCAAGAATAGTCTTAAGATCTTCGAAAATATCTTTACCACCCTGAATAATTGAATTCAGAGTGTTATAAGCCTTTGTAAATTCTTCAGTTTTACCTTTTGCCAAAATGCATGATTGCACATAAGTATCGAAAAGTAATGAAACATCTTTAATGTTCATTAACTCGTCCGATGAAGTCCATAATTTCTTAAATGACTGATAGAATGTGTTAAAACCTATAGTTCCTTCTTTAAGGCCCTTTTTAACCTCTTTATTTGTTTGGCCCAAATAATCGGCAATCATCTGGAACCCGTCAATGCCTTCTTTTCCATCGAATTCCTTTAAACTCTTGGTATATGCCTTCAAACCTTCAGCGGCTTTATAAGCATCCCCCATTTTGAAAAGATCAGCAAGGTTGGTCCAGGCATTCATATGAGACTTAATCCATTCGTCTTCGCCCTTCATAGGGACACCGATTACCATATCGAATAAATCGATATACTGCGACAGCCTCTTTGATGTAGTACGAATAAGGCCGTCTGTCTCTTCCAATGCTCCTGCCAACTTATCATGAAATAAATTAATAACAGGAGTGACAGAATTAATAAGATCTCTACCGGCATCAAGAAGCGGATCGTATAGATCGGCACCAATTCTTGCAAGTGCTGCTTTCATATTGGATAGCGCGCCAGTGAATTGCATGTTGGCATCTTTAGCATGAGCGCCATATGCATCAGCCATAGCGGCGGAAAAGTCGGCAAAACTAATTTTGCCCTTTGAGACCATATCACGAATTTCCGCTTCGGTCTTATGCAAGTATCCACCAAGTACAGCGGCGGCATTAAGACCTCTAGCAGAAATCGAATTGAGATCCATAGCCATAACACGACCCTGGCCAGCAACTCGAGTAAAAATCTGCGATATGGAATCAAAGTCACTACCTGTCATGGAGGCAACGCCAGCAATACCCTTTAATGCCGTCGTCATTTCTCCTGTCAAGACTTTAGCTTCGATCTTACTTCCATCGGCCAAAGTTTTCATCGACTTTTCAACGCCGACATTCGAAGCAGCCAGCTGAGCTGCGGCTTTTGCGGCCTGGTCATAACCGTATGCTGTATCAGTCACAGCATCCATTACTTCTTTATATGAACTACCACCAGATTTGGAGAATACATTCATTCCCTCAAACAAGAACTTAGCCTGTTTAATATTCTGAGCTCTCGTAAGACCGCCTTTAACAATAGGATTGACAATATTAGATACTAATCTCTTTCCAAAATTCACTACAGAATTTGTTAAATTCGCAAGAGCTGTGATGCCCATGACCTCTAACTTAGAAAAGCCTTTGCTAGCCTTTTCAACGCCTTCGGTAATGCCACTAACATCGATATTCTTGGTATTCTTTGAAATATTCTTAAACCCTTCATTAAGACCTACTTGTTTAATGTCCTCGTTTAATTTATCGAGCTGCTTTAAGGTGGACTCGACTTTGTCTTTAAAGTTGTCGTTATTAAATTTCAACTCAACAATCTTAGTATCAACTGATTGAGCCATTATTCCACCTCCTTCAATACTTTATCTGCAAAACTCTCAAAAATAGGTCTTAGTGCCGGATTAATAAAATCAACCCCGGTAACATAGCCTCCACCATGAACACCATGGCCATACTGTAAAAGTAGCGCTACATTGTACCCATTCTCAATGTCGGCGTTATGCCATTCGATCGTCGAAGACATAGGGCCTTTCTTAATGTCAAAAAACCAAGCACTAGCAGCAAGACCAGTATCTTTAGGAGTCGCAGCCTCAAGAGCCCGAACTCCTGCTCTACCGGCTGCCTCTAATGCCGAGTCGAATCGTGTTTCCACATGCATAAGCCTCTTAAGCCAATGAGTGGTCTTCTCCCAATTACCTATACTCTCCATAAACTATCCTCTTGATCCGGTTCTTGCTCTGCGTGCTTTATTCAATGCTGCGTTCTGCCTCATAACCGCTTGTCTACTCATTTTTTTGCTCGCTTTAGGATCATTCTTAATGCTGCAAATCTTAACTAATGTTAAAAGTCTATTTAGATGCCACTTTTGACATTCAAACGGAATATTAAAAGCAGTCATCCAATAGTAAATTAATTCTGAAGTAACTACTTCTGATGTTCTTTTCTGACCTTGTTCGTTGAACCAAGTAGCAGTATGTTCATCTTGAATATAAGCGCCTATTTCATCTTTGTTTTCTTTAGTCAAACATTGGTAGACGATGTCTGGTACATTCTGAGTTATAGTCATGCATTTAATGTAATCCAGAACTTCTTCAGCGGTTTTAGTTTCGGAGCCTAGAAATGGTTTTTTCCATTTTGACTCCCATTTTGAAATTGAGACTAGTGAATGCTCCAAACAAAGAACCGTTTCTTTTACATAGAAGAATTCATTGGTTTCTTCGTTGTACATTTCTGACTCAGGAACCGTGATCTTTAACATTCCTAGTCCCTCCATTTATTATTCAGCAAGCTGCGCTTTAATCTGTCCCATCTCCTTATCATCGGCCTTATAGTCAGCCGGGAGGAGATTATTTACAAATTCAGCAGCTGCATCACTATCAGTTGCAAGCTCCATAAAGAGTTCGGAATACGCTTCTGTGCATTCAAATTTCTTACGAATCTCGTCAGACTTCATGAAATGTTTTCCGTCGTCGGATTTTTCGCCATATGCCAGAAGAATGATGCGCTTAAACATCTTTATGAGTTCTGGGGTATCTTTAGCATCGACTATGCGAATCAAATAATCACGAAGACCACCTTCCTGACTAAGCTGCATCTCAAGCAGTTCTGATTTATTAAGATTGAAGAAGAAATCCTCTTTTCTTTCTTCGCCGTTATAGTCGACATACTTAATAGTTTTCTTAAACATGATTTCCTCCTTTACAAATTAAAAAACTCGAGGAGTCCTAAGACCCCCCGAGTATACGATTAGCTTTTTACTATTCACTAATAACAGTTACATTACAACCGTCGCTATATGTCTTACCATCCTTTGTGAACGAAGCAGTAATCACAGCGTTACCTGGTGCAACTGCAGTAACCTGACCAGCAGCAGATACTGTAGCAACGCTCTCAGTATTCGAGCTCCAAGTTACAGTTTCTCCCTTAGGACTTGTTGTAGCCTTGAGAGTGATCTTCTTACCAGCCTCGAGAGTTACATTATCTCTGTTAAGATGAACATCAAGCTGAGCTTCGCCGCCCATAATCTCCATAACCTCTGCAGGAAGTGGAAGACGAGCATCTGTAGACTCTGTTCCATACAGAACTTCCTCGAGCTCAGCGAGTTTAGCAGGATCTACCTTATTGGAGTCAATTGTAAGGCTGGCTGTCGGCTTCAGATTAGCTATTCCAGTCTCGATCGGTGTAGTTGTGAGTTCCCAGCTAAATGAGATAGCCTCAGGCGAGTCATTAACTGTCTGATACTGTCTCTCAGATGGAGAAGCCATGGCGTTGTAGATGAGGTGAAGCTTATAGCCATAAGCATCAGTCTCAGTATCGTTACCAACGATGGATCTATAAGAGAATCCGAATCTCTTTCTAGCCTGCTGTCCTGCCATAACTCCAGGAGCAATTTCAGCAGAACCATCGCAGATAGCGAATTCATCAGGATACATATAAGCCTCGATTGTAGCACCGAACTCCTCAGCACTTCTCAGCTCAAGGTATTTCATATCATCGGCATAGATAGCGTTTGCTTCTGCGCCAGATGGGCTCTCAGAAACGGAGCTAAGACCATTCCAAACCACACCACTTGGATATGGATTTGCAGGGTCAGCGTTGTCATATGGATAGAGGACGCCCTTCTTAACACCAGTTTCATAGAGTCTTTCAGTTTCTTTATCCCAAACAAGTACGGACATATAAAGCCTCCTAAAAATATAAATCAAAACAGTCGTGATACAGATTATCGGCTACAAATCGTCTATCAAATGAGCAATAAGGAAGCTCAAGAAGATCATCTATAACTGTATTATCTGGATCACGACTTATATACTTAACTGCGTATCGACGTTGCTTTAAATATAACGTATCGTCAGCGTTAGGACCTGTAATCACGTCTAGTTCATAAACTATACATGGATAGGTCATTCTTAAAGTTGATGGGGGTTGGTAATAAACATGGTCCGACCCCAAAATATCACATAGTTTACTATGGAGTTGTAGTCTCGTCGCCATGATACTCCTCCCCTGTGGAGATACGAACTCTTGGATGATCTATCTCGAACTTCGTAATTCTCCATTTAACTCCTCGAAATATAACATACCTCATATTATGAGCATTGTCGTAAAGATATGGATCGGCTACTATACTGATGTCCTGACTGAATACGATGTTGTCATTAACACCTTCATCAGCGCTCCAAGAACGATAATGACGTGTTAAATCGCCATAATACTGGCGTTCAACTATCGATTCAGTCCAGACACCTGGCGAGGTTTCCTCATGTGTAACATAGCCGATCTTTCCAGAAAACCTTGCCATAAATATCACCTACTATTCTGTAGCGATAGTAACAGTCATTGCGGAGAATGGCTTTGTCAGAGCACCAGAGCATCTTGTCTCGATCAGATACTTGTACTGGTTAAGATCGATATCGAAGTCGTCGAACAGCTCAATAGAACCACCCTTGTCTGCACCAACATTGTAGTCAGCAAGATTAACGATAACAGCTGCGAGGTCATTACCATTGATCTTCTGACCTTCCATTACCTCTACCTCGACAATGTTCGAAACTCTGAGTGCTGTAGCAAGCTCCTGAGTGGACTTAAACATCTTGTGGCCGATTCCGTCCTCGAGAAGCAGCATCTCTGTAAGCATGTCAGCTGTTGTGAACATTGTTGGTGTACCGGATCCCTTATAGTATTTACGGTTTCTGATCACTTCATCGATGAATGTCTTAGCCTTAACGCCAGGCTTAGCGTCAGCCGCTACTGTTACAGCAACCTTAACGTTGAACAGATCTACATCCTTAGCGATAGGCCTGATGTGCTCCTCTCTGATGTGATCGTCAGAATCTGTAGCTCTTCCATCACCAATCAGGATAGCTCTAGCGATTTCCTCGTCGAGCATTCCTCTCATCTCGGATTTGATCCATGCAACAACATCGAAATCTGTGATGTCTACGATGTCATCTCTGTCGAGCTTCTGCTTTTTATAGATTGTCTGAGGATCAGTTGTTCTCTTGAGCAGAGTGAAGATCTCTTCTTTCTTCTGCTTACCCTTGATGTAACCTCTTGCCCTAGCATCATCCTCTGTGATGTTAGCGAAGCTGGACTTAATTCTGCTGAATGGTGTGTGGTGAACACCGCCCATTACTACAGATACCCAGCTTGTGTCTCTCTGAATAAATTCAGGAGGATTGTTCAGTGTCTTATACTCAGGGAAGAGCATGTTAAGATCTCTTACACCATAAGTCTGGGTAGCAGTAGCCTGAGAAGGTCCTTCCATTCCGTCTGTGCTGATAGGCATCATAGCATGTGCAAGAACGCCATCTTCCATGTGATAATCCACAGCATCCCTAAGCGAGCCCAGTCTTTTAGCATCAGCCAAGATTGCGTCCATATCAGCGTGGCTCAGAACTGGGCCATAAGCCTGCTCATTCTCGAAAACATTATGCTTCATATCTTCTCCTTCATCTTTATCATCTTTTTTCTCAGTCTTCTCTTCTTTCTGATCCTGAAGAGCCTGACCGATCATAAAGTAAACAACTTTTTTCTGCTTTTCGTTGAGAGTATCAAAGACATCTTTTACTGTCTCTTTACTCTCTTCCTTCTTTTCAGGTTCTTTCTGTTCAGGTTCCTTTTTCTCTTCTTCCACTTTTTCTTCCTCCTTTTTAGGCTTTTCCTCTTCATCGGCATGATAAAGAGAGATCACATCTTCATCTGGAAGATAAATGATTGCTTCATCCTCAATCTCTTCTCCAGAGTGAGCAATGACTAAATTGTCAATAAGTGCTCCAGGATTAGCACCGGAGAGAACAAGGCTGACCTCTCTAATGACTCCATGCAGAACGTTCCCATGATCCTGAGTAAGCTGATTCGCATAAATAGACATGTGAGTAATGTCGCCATTCTGTACACGAATCTTGGCTTCACGACCATTCTCGCTGTCATTAAAAACGCCATAACAATAAACGCCATCCTCTCTGTTTTCCAGAAGAGCATGGCCAAGTACATTTGAGACCTCATTATGCTGATGCTGCCATACAAGCGGCACCCTCATACCATCGCAGTCTTTAAAAGCGTTTTTGCGGATCGTTCTACCATCGGAGCATTTGAGATCGTTCTTAGTGGCATATCCACTAAAATCGTACTTTACTCCCATTTTGAATTTATCCTTTCGTTTAATCTTAACTAGTCTACTTGAACCCCTGTGCCATCAGGAACTGAATCACGCTCAGTAACAACTGGCGCTTCATCCTGTTTGGACTCATTAAGATTCTTGTTCCTAAGCTCATCAGCCTTCGGATCATCAACAGGCTTGAAGCCGATAAGACCTCTAAGCTCATTAGATGAGAGAATAGCATTACGAGTGAACTTATCAGCGATCTCAGCGAGATCGTTAACCGGAACAAGCTTAAATGGTTCTCTATAGAACGTTATGGATTGGCGCTGAGTTCGTGCAGTAGGTGTTAAGAACTTACGTTTGAACTCATCGGTAATACAGCTTAACAATGGCTCAATAATTCGGTTATTATAGTTCAGCATTGTCTTCTCATCAGCGGTTCCCTTAAGTATCTCTTCGGTGATTCCCAACTGGCTATATAGCATACTCGTAAGATACTCTACCTGAGTCATAAGGTTGTTCTCTAATGATCGGTTAAGCTGGATAACCTTTTCTGTACCATCTGTATAAGCAATACCGTATTTAGAACCTGTTAACTGCATTTCGATCTCTTTGCGTCGATTCTCGGCCTGCTGCCTACGTTGTTCAGTCTTGATTACGTAAGGTAGCTGGATGATAAGATCGAGCTTTCCAGAACTAGTCTGCTCATCAACGGCATCTAACAATTGAAGCTTTCTATTCAAGCGTTTTAGAATCGAGTTTGGTTCATTCATAACCGAATAGAACGGATTCTCAATGATCGCTACTTTCTCTTTCTCAAGGGTAAGTTCTTCGTAGCGGCCAGTACGATCATTGTAGAGGCGAACTCTAACATGATCCGGATACCATGTAACAATCTTTCCTACTCTAAGAGTGAGAATGTCATAGGAATCATTCTTCGTAAGATCAATGTCGGTATCAACTGGTACTACGGCGATACATCCTTCGTCAAGAAGAGAAATAGCAACGTCCTGAATAAAAGCACGCCCCGTCTGATCCTTATTGGCAGACAGGGTTAAACATGAATGAAGACCAGAATTAATTTCATTTTGAAATCTTCCATTCTCATCCAACCTGGCATGAATAATCTTTACCGATGCAACATCGATCGCTATACGATTCTCGATCGCATTGATGATTGTTCGTTCATTACCAGGAAGGAGTCGAGTTCGATCTGGTCTGTTAGTATTGATCGTTCCGTAATACGGAAAGGATCGAAACTCTTCGGTTGGATCGCGATTCATGAAGGCGTTCCACCCATTGCGGATTCTATCTCCTAAGCCCATAAGCGGTTACCTCCTATAAGTATCTCGACAACTGTCCAAGAGCACGATTGGCTTTATTAAGCCCTTTTCTCGTTCCACTAACAACATCTTTTCTCTGTCTTTCTGCTTTAGCTTTTTTCATATGATCTTCCATATCCTGCTGCGAAAGATGATACTCGAATTCCTCAGCATAGAAAGAGTCCTTCTTCTTTTTGGCTTCGACAGTAGTCTTTATTGCTTTTCGACGATTTCCGGCCCCTTCTCCATAAAAAGCCTTAGCTCTTGCGAATTCCTGAGCATCTTTCTTAGCATCATTAGAGGTCCGTTTCTGCTGAGGTGTAAATTTAGATTCATCTTTTCCATCAGAGCGAGGCTTAGATGCTTTAGGCTTGATCAAGGCCGATGTAGCGAGAGCCGATGTATTTTTACGTTGCTGATCCTTTGCGATCTCAATTAACTCGGAATACTGATTCATAAAAGGCGCATTTTCTAAATACACATCAACCAACTCAGAATTAGCATGATTCTTTTTTATAGCTTTTGTGTATTCAGTGCGCCAAGTATCATCAATTTCCTGTATGTACTTATAACCTTCATCGGTTAAGTTTGCCACCATATCTTCAATATATTTCGCATCTGGATCCCAGCCGGTTCGTTTATTAAAATCCTTTTCGTACCTACTATTAATTTCATCAAGTTTCTTATTAAATGATGGATTTGCAGCGTTATAATCCTTAGTCCAACCGCCACGTGCCCAATCGTTCAATTCTTTTTCGCGAGCTTTTTGTTTTTGTTTCTCTTCCTGTTCTTTCTTCCGTTTTTCAAAGAAAGAAGGAGATTTAGCGCTAGCAGCAAATCTCGCGTTTCCAGCAGCTTTTCCGCCTTGACCAGAAGCTACAGATCCGCGAAAGGATTTGGAAGCCGAACTTCCGCCACCACCTCCACCAGATCCAGAACCGGCACCTATACGAGTTCCGTCATAGTTCTGATAACGACGAACACCCCATTTCATACCTAAGACACCATAGTGAGCGAGATAATCATCTACATCATCTTCAGAAATATCACAAACATGCATAAGATACTCGTCATCCAGAGCCATAGCATGAGCGATAAAGTCATCATCGAAGTTTCCAAGATTAAGAAGATTATTTAACTCCTCACGAGACGCATCATCCTCGCTATGTTTTAACTTCTTCACCGTTGCAATAATCCCGAGAACGGTAAGAGCGATAGATGCAACATCACCAGCAACTTCCAAGATGTTCTGCGCTTTCTCCCATCCAGCATTAGTATCCTGAGATGTTAAAGAAACATACTCTTTCTCCATCTTAATACGGTTGATCTCATTTCGAAGTTCCTGATCAGACATCTTTCTAGCTTTATTAGCTTGATTATAAGCCTGATCGGAATTTTTCTTCTGATTGGCAAGTTTTTCTACACTTCTAAGAGCATTTTTACTGTCCCTTGTGATGTCGCGAGCACCTCGGGCCATTTCCTCTGCAGGAGAAGACTTTTCTTTATCTTTTCCCTTTTTAATAGACCTATCGAACCAGCCATTACCCTCTTCATCTGAATCGGAATTCGATTTATTAGAAGAATTGCCGCCAGCGGCAGCTGCGAATCTAGTATTCTTTAAAGCTTTTCCAATGTTTTTAGGATTAGCAATAGCAGCATATCTAGCATTGCCTTTTGCCTGGCCGTTCTGACCAGAGGCAACCGAAAAAGATCTAGAGCCAGAACTAGCCTCAGTTGACATCTTTGATTTATTAATCGAAGGAGGCGTTCCAGCACTAATTCTAGTTCCGTCGTAATTCTGGTAACGACGAA